GATCCCGCCATTCAAGACCCATGCGGCGCGGATGCACGGTGGTGTTTTGTCACTGACGATTTGCCCAAAGACGAGTACTACCGACTGTATCCCAACGCTGCACCTATCAGTAGCTTGCAATCCCTTGGGATTGGCGACCAAGACTTAACAAACTGGTTGCGGGATGACACGGTGCGGATTGCGGAGTATTTCTATGTGGAGTACAAGCCAGAGACATTGAATCTCTATCCCAACAACATCACGGCGTTCAACAACACGCCTGATGACAAGCAACTCAAGATGCTCTACGGCAAACCTCTTAAAAACCGGGTTGTGCAGCGAGAAAAAGTTTGCTGGGTCAAAACCAATGGTTACGAAGTGCTGGAGAAGCGCGATTGGGCGGGTAAATACATCCCTATTGTGCGGGTGGTAGGCAACGAGTTTGAAGTTGACGGGCAAATTTATGTCTCCGGCCTAGTGCGGAATGCCAAGGATGCCCAGCGGATGTACAACTACTGGGTTAGCCAAGAAGCAGAGATGTTGGCCCTGGCGCCCAAGGCTCCGTTTATTGGCTACGGTGGGCAGTTTGAAGGGTACGAAACCCAATGGAAGACAGCCAACACCACCAACTGGCCTTACTTAGAGGTCAACCCAGATGTGACTGACGGTGCTGGCGGGAGTCTGCCACTGCCCCAACGTGCCCAGCCCCCGATGGCCTCTAGTGGCCTTTTGCAAGCCAAATCGGGGGCATCTGAGGATATTAAAGCTGCCACGGGGCAGTACAACGCTAGTCTGGGCATGGGCGGTAACGAGCGCAGCGGCAAGGCCATCCTAGCCCGTCAGCGTGAGGGTGACGTTGGCACTTACCACTATGTAGACAACCTAGCCCGTGCCATACGCTACGTGACCCGGCAACTGGTGGACATGATTCCCAAAATCTACGACACCCAACGGATTGCCCGAATCATTGGTGAAGATGGTGAGACTGACATGGCAAAGATTGACCCATCCCAAGAGATGCCGGTCAAAAAAATCGTTGACCAGCAAGGCATTGAGATTGACAAAATTTACAACCCTAATGTGGGCAAGTACGATGTGGTGGTGACCACCGGCCCCAGCTACAGCACCAAACGGCAAGAAACACGGGAAGAAATGGCGAACCTGTTGCAAGGCAACCCCCAACTGTGGGCGGTGGCAGGCGATTTGTTTGTTAAAAACATGGACTGGCCTGGTGCGGATGAGTTGGCTAAACGGTTGGCTAAGACCATTGACCCTAAACTTATGGGCGACGACAAAGACCCAGCTTTGCAAGCCGCCAATATGCAGATGCAAGCAATGGGGCAGGAAATGCAGCAGATGCAAGATATGCTGCAAAACGTCCAACAGTCAATGGAAGCGCAAGACCTAGAAATCAAGCGGTTTGACTCTGAGGTCAAAGCCTACGATGTAGAAACCAAACGTATGACCGCAGTGGCTGCTGCCATGACGCCAGAGCAAGTGCAAGAGGTGGTAATGGGTACGATTCACGGCATGATTACTAGCGGCGATCTTATCAATGAAATGCCAGGGCGTGACCTTGGTATGCCAGAAATGGAACCACAAGGGATGCCACAATGAAAGGGAATGAATTTGTTGGTATGCTGTTTTTAGCGCGTGATGTAGCGCACAGCGTTCACCTTAATACTCGCAGTTATTCCAAACACGTTGCGCTGAATATTTTTTACGAACGCATTATTGGCGCTGCTGACGATTTTGCTGAAACTTATCAAGGCAGATATGGTTTGATGGGCCAAATTACGTTGGGCAGCAACAAAAAAACAGCCAATATTATTGAATTCCTGCAAGATTCACTTGCCGAAATTGAAGCTGCAAGATACGATGTGTGTGATAAATCAGACTCATCTTTGCAACAATTGATAGATAATATCGTTGAGATATATCTTCGGACTTTGTACAAATTAAAATTCTTGGCGTAAGGATCATCATGGAACTTTTAAACCCAATGAGCAAAGCGGATTTCCCCGCTTTTACTGCAACAGCCGGTGCAAGCGCAGGCAACACAACTGCATGGAGTGCTGGCCCTCAAGGTGTTTTGGTCTGGTGCGAAGTGCCTTGCTATGTTGAAGTGGGTGTTGGTGCTGTTGCTACCAGTGCCAGCACACCGATCCCCGCTTATACACCCATCCCGTTTGTTCTGACACTCAGTTCAAATGGCTCCCCTTGGCGTGTTAGTGTGTTGCGAATTGGTAGCACAGACGGCACTGCATACTGCAAACCGATCAATAAGCAATGAGCTTTGGTGTCGCCCTTCGCAATTCGGTGGCCATTGGCCTAGCTGGTATTGCCACGCTGTTTTCAGGCACACGCGACAGTGGTGCTTCAGTAGGCAACCTTCTCACCGAATCTGGCGACAACCTCGTCCAAGAGGACGGTGGACAAATTCTTTTGGAGTGACCTAAATGGCCGTCAATCTTTCCCCCGTGGGCGGCGTTGCGGCCCAGTTCTTTACAAATACTGGCGCTGTTCTGACTGGCGGTAAGCTGTATACATACCTTGCCGGTACAACTACACCTACACCAACATACACTACCAGCACGGGAAATGTCGCCCGTACTAATCCTATTGTGTTAGATGCTGCTGGGCGTGTGCCTGGTAGCGGTGAAATTTGGGTAACTGTTGGTGTGGATTATAAATTTGTACTAACAGACAGCAATGATGTGTTAATTGGCACTTATGACAATGTTACAAGTTCTTTTAATACCGATGCGTCTTTGGTAAGTTACACACCCGCAGGAACAGGCGCTGTAACAACAACAGTACAAGCAAAATTACGCCAAACTGTTAGCGTCCAAGATTTTGGCGCTGTTGGTAATGGTGTGGCTAACGACACTGCGGCAATCAATTTGGCTTTGGCTGCATCCACTTATGTGGTCATTCCGCAAGGAACTTATGCAGTAAATGCAACATTGACTATTCCTGCCAATACCACAGTATTGATTCAAGGAACTATTCGACCTTTTGCCAATCCTGGTACTGCCATTCCATTTTTCACTATTACAGGTTCAAACGCAAATGTAATTTTTGAAGGTGGCAGGATTGATGGCCTTTCTAATGCGTACAGCAATTTTCAAACTGGCATTTACGCAAGCGGCGGCGCAACGACACGATTAAGCAACATCAATGTCTCTAATGGAAATTTCCAAAACATAGGCATAGACAATGGCGGCACAGCGATCAGCTATGACGGCATAAGCAACGGTAAAATTACTGGTAATTTGATTGAAAACTGCGGTCAAGTTAGCAATTTAACTTTTGCTGGCGGTGGCATTTATATGCAATATTGCACATCAATATTAGTTGATGGCAATACATTGAACAAAGTTGGCGCTAGTGGTATTACAAACTCTGGCGGTGTGAATTGCATTATTACAAACAACAATTTAACCACCATTACTTTGTTTGGTTTTAAAGGCGGGTATATTCCTGCTGTTGCGACAACAAATAGCAGCATATCCCCCACTGTCAATTCTTTTTCTGTTGCTTACTCTGCGGCGGCTTTGCGTAATTTGCAAGTTGGTCAAGCAGTGTTGGTGATGAACGCCGCTTATCCATCAGCACTTGGATATATTGGCGCAGTCACAAATAACACCACATATCTGACCATCTCTTTGAATGCGCCGATGAACGTAGCGCCAGATAGCGGCGTTAGCGTTCAGATTCTTGAAACAGGCACAGTTTATTCTGATAACACTGTACATTTCACGGGCGATAACGGTTGGGATATAAATGGCTGGGCAAACATTACTGTTGTGGGTAATAGTTTGTATGGCCCTGGTGTGTATCAAGGCGCTGGCATCTTTGGCGGTTTGGCGGCTGGCTTTTGGTTCGGCTACGACCCTCAAGATGGATATAGCAAATTCATAACTCAAGATTTGTTGATTAGCGGCAATTCAATCACTAACTCTTATGGTACTTCTATTAGTGTTCAAGCCACATCTAACAACGTCAACATTTCGAACAATTTAATTACCAATCCAAATCGCAGTAGCAATGCCAACTCTGGTGGTATTGATTGCAATCAATACACCTTTTATAGATCAAACAATCAAATAATTAGCGGGAACATCATCACGAACGGTTTGAATTTTGGTATATATAACAACTTTGCATCAAATGTAACCATTAGCAATAACCAAATCTATTCGTTTTTAGGGGTACAGGTTAACGCTCAACAAGGCTGCATTGTTGAAGATAACAACATCAACACAACTGCCACAATAGCAACTGCTTATGGCGTATTGGTTGCAACAACTGGCGTTGCCAATAGCGGTGTTGTCATTGCAAACAACATCATAAATGTGGTCAATGGCTATGGCATTCGTAACACAGATGCAGGTTATTCTTTAAATGCGGCTTTCAATGGCAATTTGATTTATGGTTCGGGCACATACACGGCGTTTAGCAACAACGGTGCGGATGACGCAACCGCAACAAGCGTAAATGGTGCAAATCAAGTTGAACGCCATGTAACTCAATTTGCAACGGGCCAAACAATAACTTTTGCAATTATTGTTGCTTCTACTGCAAACGTATTTTTGTTAAGTGTTCAATCAGAAGCATCGGCGAATGTGGGGTTGATTGGTCTTTATTTAATTTCAAGATCGGGAACTGGAACGCAAATCACAATTTTGTCTGCTTGTGCTGATGTAACAGTTGCGCTTAATGCAAGCAAACAAATAACTGTAACAAACAACACTGGCGCAAACCGCACCATTTCTTCAGCAATTTCTGTACTTCAATAGGGGATAAATCATGGCAGATAAAAAAATCTCAGCACTAACAAGTGCAACCACACCACTCGCTGGCACAGAAGTTTTGCCAATTGTTCAATCAAGCGCTACGGTTAAAGTTGCGGTTGATGATTTAACAGTAAAAAACATTCGCTCAAATGCCACAAGTGGATTGCTCCAAGTTGTTGGCCCTGCGGCTGCTTCAACAAGAGTAATGACAACCCCAGATGCAAATTTTAGCGCGGCACGAATAGATGCTGCACAAACATTTGTAGGCGCCCAATTATTTAACGGCGCAACAGGTGTTACTTCTGACCCTTTTTCTAGCGGTGCAACTCAAGTGGTTCTCAGGGGTGGTACATCAGGCGTGTCTACTGTTCTTCAAATTGGTGGATATACCGCATATCCTGCAATACCTTTTGCAACCAATGTTTGTGATGCAAATGGCTTTAACGCTGCCGCTACTGCAAACGTAATGGGGTATCACGCTGCAACCACTAGGTCTTTAAATGCTGGCGGTACTGTAAATGCCTTGGGTACTGATTACGCTGAATACATGACCAAATCTGGTGACTTTACAGTTGCCAAAGGTGATGTGGTTGGCATTAATGAACAAGGCAAACTGACCAATGTATTTGCTGATGCCGTGTCCTTTGTTGTCAAATCAACCAACCCATCTTTTGTTGGTGGCGATGCTTGGGGTTCTGTGGATGCTGTTGGTTTAAGACCAAATGAAGAAGCTACACAAGCAGAAAAAGATGCCTATGACGCCGCATTAGAAGTTGCCCGTCAACAAGTTGACCGCATTTCTTTTGCTGGTCAAGTGCCCGTCAATGTTACAGGCGCAACGGCAGGGCAATACATCATTGCGATTAACGACAATGGCGCAATCAAAGGCCAAGCCGTAAGCAACCCAACATTGGAGCAATACCAACAAGCAGTTGGTAAAGTCATCGCTATTGAATCTGATGGCCGTGCCAAAATCATTGTTAAAGTTGCATAAACATAAAGAATTCCAGCATAATGCTGAAAACAACCGTATCGGCGAGGTTCACCGAGGAATCTTAGGATTCAGAAAACATGACTGAAGAAGTCCAAGCCCTAGCGGAATTAGCCCCCGCGCCGGAACTGGAAACCACGGCGGTTACTCCAGAACCTGTAGTTGAAACGCCGGAAGTAGCAGCTAAGACATTCTCGCAAGAGGAACTTGACGCCGCTATTGGTAAACGCCTTGCAAGAGAGCAGCGAAAGTGGGAACGAGAGCGACAGCCTGCGCCAGCAATGGCAGTGGACTTGCCGCCGCAAGATCAGTTTGAGTCGGTCGATGCTTATGCAGAGGCCAAGGCTTACAAACTGATTGAGCAGCGGGAACTCCAGAAACAACAAGCTGAAATTCTTGATGGGTATCACGAGCGTGAAGAAACGGCTAGGTCTAAGTACAGCGACTTTGAACAAGTTGCCTACAACCCCAGCCTCAAGATTACGACCGTGATGGCACAGACGATTCAATCGTCGGACATTGGGCCTGACTTGGTTTATCACCTTGGCTCAAATCCGAAAGAGGCAGATCGTATTTCTCGACTAGCGCCTATTTTGCAGGCTAAAGAGATTGGACGACTTGAAGCTAAACTAGCCGAGAACCCCGTCCAAAAGCGTACTTCTGGTGCGCCTGAGCCGATTTCACCAGTTACCGCCCGAGGGGTGGGTTCTGGGTCTTATGACACAACTGACCCACGGTCTATCAAGACCATGAGTACCAGCCAGTGGATTGAGGCCGAAAGAGCGCGACAAATGAAGACGTTACAGGCGCGAAAGTTTTAATTTATTTTTTAAGGAAAAATCGTGGCTAACAGTATTCTTACCATTGACATGATTACTCGGAAAGCTCTTGAGATTCTTGAGAACAACCTGGTAATTACTCGCAACGTGAACCGACAGTACGACGACAGCTTTGCTGTTAACGGTGCAAAAATCGGCTCAACCTTGCGTATTCGCCTGCCTGATCGGGCGCTGGTGACTGACGGTGCAGCCCTGCAAGTGCAGGACGACAACGAGCAGTTTACAACCCTGACCGTGGCGAGCCAAAAGCACATCGGCGTGAATTTTACATCCGCTGAACTGACCATGCAGATGGACGACTTTGCAGACCGGGTTCTCAAGCCCCGTATCTCTCAGTTGGCCTCCAGCATTGACGCTGACGTTGCCAACGCTTACAAGTCAATCTATTCGACTGTTGGCACTCCCGGCACTGTTCCAGCTACTTCTTTGGTTCTGTTGCAAGCGCAACAAAAACTGAATGAAAACGCTGCGGTTATGTCGCCTCGCTACGCTACTGTCAATCCTGCCGCTAACGCTGGTTTGGTTGAGGGCATGAAAGGCTTGTTTAACCCCACCGACACCGTGTCACGCCAATTCAAAAACGGCATGATGGGTACTGGTGTGCTTGGGTTTGATGAAGTCAACATGAGCCAATCCATCAAGGTTCACACCACTGGTACACGGTCTACGACTGATACGATTTTGGTTAACGGTGCTGTTAGCACCCAAGGCCAAGCAACGATCAACATTGACGGTGGTACTGGCGCTGCAACTATTGTTGCTGGTGATGTGTTTACTATTGCAAGCGTGTACGCAGTTAACCCACAGACCCGTGAGTCAACTGGTTCGTTGCAGCAGTTTGTTTGCACCTCTACCGCCACTGCATCTTCTGGTGCATGGACAAGCGTTGCAATAAGCCCAGCAATTTATACCAGCGCCAGCGCCTTGGCTACCGTTGACAGCTTTCCTGCTGACAACGCTGCCGTGACGTTTGTTGGTACTGCATCTACTGGCTATCCGCAGAATTTGATTTACCACAAGGACGCAATAACGTTTGCTACGGCTGACCTCCTCATGCCGCAGGGGGTAGATATGGCTGCTCGCGCAAACCATAACGGTATTTCTCTTCGTGTGGTCAGGCAATACGATATTAACAACGACCGTATGCCTTGCCGTATCGACGTTCTCTACGGTTTTGGCACTATTCGTCCTCAGATGGCTTGCCGTCTTTGGGGCTAAATTGAATGGGGCTTCGGCCCCTTTCTTCGTAACATCTTTCAAAGGAAATTATCATGGCTCTCCCTAATGGTTCTGGTGGTTATCAAGTCGGTGACGGCAATACTGGTGAAATTCAGTTTAATGCCCAGCCTACACCAAGCGCAGTCGCCGCAGGCGCAGCAACTCTAACCGTGGCTCAACTGGCTAACCGGATTATTCTTGGTTCCCCAGGCGCGTCTGCTGCTGCCTATACGCTCCCAACGACTGCTTTGATGGACGCTGCTTTCCCAAGTATGCCCAACAACTCGGCCTTTGAGTTCCAAGTGATTAACGTAGACGGCTCCAGTTCTGGTGTCATTACTATGACTGCTGGTACTGGCTGGACGGTTGGCACTTCTGGCTCGCTAGGTCTTATGACCATTGCGGCTGTTGCAGGTACGTCTGCTACCTTCCGCGCCCGTAAAACTGGCGATGCTACTTGGACTTTGTACCGTTTGTGATAGAAACGCCTCACGCTTACAAGGCGTGGGGCATTTATAAGGAAACATCATGTCAAATAGCCAATCAATCGGCGTCGCATATTCCGACCCAGAATTCACCACAATGTATGCCAGTACTGAAATTGGCTACACAACTGCTGCCCAAACAGCAGTAACCCAAGCCACCAGCAAATCCACGGGCGTGACTGCAAACACCAGTGCCGGGCGCATTACCATGAACAACGCAGCTTTGGCTGGTGCTACTGCCGTGTCATTCATTTTGACTAACAGCATTATTTCTACCAATGACGCAATGATTGTGAATATTGGTAGCAATACCACTGGTAGTCTTGCTGGGGCTTACACCGTTTACGTTTCGTATTTGGCTGCTGGTTCTGCTTTGATTACTTTGCGGAATTTGACTGCTGCAACATCGTATTCTGAGGCCGTTGTCATCAATTACGTCATCATCCACGGCGCAACGTAAAAATGGTCATTTATCTACGTCACCCGGTTCACGGTACAAAAGTGGCTTGCGCTGAATTGGAAGCTGTTTACGATGAAAAAAACGGTTGGGTGAGGTATGATTTAGGTGATGTTGAACAACCTGCCACGGTAAACGAAATGAAACGTCCCCGTGGCAGGCCGCGAGTTGAGGTTGCTGAACTAGGAGCATAGGGTATGACCACATCTGCTGGCGACCAGATAAACGGGGCGTTGCGCCTGATTGGGATGTTGGCAGAAGGCGAAACACCTTCCGCAGCCACATCTCAGGATTCGCTGACTGCGCTCAATCAGATGATTGACTCATGGAACACTGAGCGTCTGTCAGTGTTCAGCACTCAAGATCAGGTGTTTACCTGGCCTGCCAGTATCCGCAGCCGCACACTAGGCCCATCGGGTGATTTTGTTGGCAACAGGCCAATTTTGGTGGACGATGCTACCTACTTTCGGGACGCTGCCACCAACGTCAGCTACGGCATCAAGATCATCAATCAACAGCAGTATGATGGGATTGCAGTCAAAACAGTGACTAGCACTTATCCACAGGTGTTGTGGATAAATATGTCGTATCCCGACATTGAAATGTATGTCTATCCAGTGCCGCTTCGTCCGCTGGAATGGCACTTTATTTCGGTTGAAGAATTGACACAGCCAGCAGTGCTGGCAACCACGTTGTCCTTCCCACCAGGCTACCTACGGGCCTTTAGGTTCAACCTAGCTTGTGAGATTGCCGCTGAGTTTGGCGTTGAGCCAAGTCCACAAGTCTCACGCATTGCCATGACCTCCAAGCGCAACATTAAGCGCATCAACAACCCTGACGATGTGATGGCGATGCCTTACGGCATAGTCGCCAATCGTCAACGCTACAACATTTACGCTGGGAATTTTTAATCATGACTACCGTTGCCATTTCTGGTCTGCCCGTTGCCACCGTCATCAACGCTGCCGACATTGTTCCTTTTGTCCAATCTGGCACAACCAAGAGCATCAGCAAGACTCTGCTGTTCACCAGCCCTGCATTGGTGACGCCTGCGCTGGGGACGGTTGCCAGTGGCAACATCAGTGCCTGTACCAGTACAAGCATGGTGTTGACCACACCTGTGCTTGGCACGGTAACTTCAGGAAATATCAGCGCCTGTACTAGCACCAGCATGGTTATGGTCACTCCAGTGCTTGGTGCAGCTACAGGAACAAGCCTAGCGGCAACTGGTGCAGTCACATCCTCTGGCACGGCAGGCGTAGGCTACGCAACAGGCGCTGGCGGTGCTGTTACCCAAGCAACCAGCCGCACAACAGGCGTGACGCTGAACAAAACAACTGGTGCTATCACCATGTTCAGCGCAGCAGGCACAACGACTGCGGCAACCTTTACCGTGACCAACAGCACCGTGGCGGCAACGGATGTAATCATCCTCAATCAAAAGTCAGGCACTGATCTGTACGATTTGATGGTGACAGCAGTGGCCGCAGGAAGTTTTAACCTGACATTCCGCACCACTGGCGGCACTACCACTGAAACGCCGGTCTTTAACTTTGCCGTTATCAAAGCTGTAGCTGCTTAATGAAATCGCCTATCCTTGGTTCGGCCTATGTTGCCCGTAGCGTCAATGCTGCGGACAACAGAATGGTCAACCTGTTCCCAGAAGTTATCCCAGACGGAGGGCAAACAGGCGGGTTTCTAAACCGGGCGCCTGGACTTGACTTGCTGGTGACGGTTGGGACAGGGCCAATACGGGGCTTGTGGACGTTTGGCGGCGTTGGCTATGTGGTTAGTAACACTGAACTCTACAGCCTCACCACGGCCTATGTAGCCACCTTGCTGGGCACGGTAGTAGGTACTGGCCCGGTTAGCATGAGCGACAACGGAACTCAGTTGTTTATTGCAGCCAATGGGCCGGGTTACATCTACAACAGCAGCACAGCAGTCTTTGCCCAGATTACTGACGTTGACTTTGCTGGCGCGGCTATAGTTGGCTACTTGGACGGCTACTTTGTTTTTACTCAGCCTGACAGCCAGATATTCTGGGTAACGCAACTGCTGGACGGTTCCTCCGTTGACCCGCTTGACTTTGCCAGTGCCGAGGGTTCGCCTGACGGCCTAGTCAGCATGATTGTTGACCACGCACAAATTTGGTTGTTTGGCACTAACTCAGTCGAGGTCTGGTACGACTCTGGCGCTGCCGACTTTCCCATGACCCGCATCCAAGGCGCGTTCAATGAGATTGGCTGCGCTGCGGCCTTCTCTGTTGCCAAGCTGGACAACGGCATTTTTTGGTTGGGCGCAGATGCGCGAGGCCAGGGCATCGTCTACCGGGCCAATGGCTACACCGGCACTCGCGTTAGCACTCACGCCATTGAGTACGCCATTGCCCAGTACGGCAACATTTCTGACGCCATTGCCTACACTTACCAGCAAGAAGGCCATGCTTTCTATGTGCTGACATTCCCCACCGGCAACGCCACTTGGGTTTACGATGTGTCCACCCAAGCCTGGCACGAACGGGCTGGGTTTGACAACGGCCTGTTTATGCGCCACAGGTCAAACTGCCAGATGGCGTTTAACAGCCAAATTGTGCTGGGCGACTACGAGAACGGCAACATTTACGCTTTTGACTTGGATGTGTACTCCGACAACGGTGACATCCAAAAGTGGTTGCGCTCATGGAGGGCGTTGCCAACAAACCAAAACAACCTCAAGCGCACAGCCCACCATACCTTGCAGCTTGACGCTGAAACAGGCGTAGGGCTGGGCATCACGCCAGAGCAAACTGCTGACGGCATCCTTACTGAGTTGGCAAACGTCCCAGCAGCAGGCCCAAGCTACCAACTAATTGCCGAGTTTGATTGGCAGTATTTAACAACCGAGTCGGGCTTTGAAATTACTACCGAAGCTGGCGATGGTTTTGAATCGCTAGTAACCTTTGCTTATTCTGGGCCTGATACGGCTGGCGCTGAGATTGTTACTGAGCAATTCCCAGCCACACCAGGCTATGACCCGCAATGTATGCTGCGCTGGAGCGACGATGGCGGTCACACTTGGTCAAGTGAGCATTGGGCCAGCATGGGCAAAATTGGTGAGTACGGCTACCGCACGTTCTGGCGGCGTCTTGGCATGACAGTCAAGCTGCGAGATCGGGTTTACGAGGTCAGCGGCACTGACCCGGTAAAAATTGCCATTATGGGCGCTGAGTTGGTGCTAAGTCCAACGTCAAGTTGATATGGCAGACATCACCCAAATCCCTGCGCCTCGGGTTGCTTTTACCCAAGACGGGCAGATCACGACCCAATGGTTTCGTTGGCTGAACAACGTCTACACCATCACCGGCTCTGGCCTTGGCATCACGCCAGTAATCAACGGCGGCACGGGGCTGGGCACGATTCCGACCAACGGCAAGCTGCTGATCGGCAATGGCACAGGTTACACGCTGAACACTCTAACTGCTGGCACAGGCATCACTGTGACCAACGGAGCGGGGACGATAACCGTTACCAACAGCCTGCCGGACTTGACTGTGGTGCTGACGGGCGCAGGCACCACGGTGGTTACTGGAACGTACCCAAGTTTTACAATTACCAGCAACGATGCGTTTGTAGGCACGGTTACGTCAGTAGGCGGCACTGGCACGGTCAATGGCATCACGCTGACAGGCACGGTCACTACTGCTGGCAACTTGACGCTTGGCGGTACGCTCAGTGGGGTTAGTCTGACTACGCAAGTCAGTGGGACATTACCTATAGCAAATGGCGGTACGGGTACAACTTCTACAACTTTTGCTAGTCTGACAACCAATGTATCTGGTATCCTGCCTATAGCAAACGGCGGGACAGGCACTTCCACGGCTGGCGTTAGCGCCACCATCGTGACTGCTAAACTGACCGCACTCGGCGCAAACGGCAGCATGACTTTTACAAACGGTTTGCTTACGGCGCAGACTCCTGCAACTTAGGGTAGATGATGCCAGTAATGTCTGCTCAATGGCAAGAAGACAGCAAGGCCAACAAACAGCGTTGGTTTTTAGGCCATCAAGACGCCATTGACTTTGTGAACTGTTTTTTTGATGCGGTCGAGTTGTGGGACGATCTGATTGACAAGGACGTTGAAGTCTTGGACGAACACGTTAACCGGGCTTTTTTGTCGTTGATGTTTGTGCTACCCGCCAACCGCTGGTTTGTGGCAAACTACAACTACTACCAGCCTTTAATCATGGCGTCGATTAACGGGTTCCATGATGCAAATGAGATGAGCAAAAGTGACAAAAAACATCTGAGGAACTTGGCGTTTCACATCCGCAATTTTGGGATTGAGATACATATTGCCACCGCATTTTTGATTGGTGGTTTTGAGCATATGCGTAAGGTGTCCCGCGAAATCCGCGAGTTCTACGCTTTTGAGGAGTTTGAAAATGCCTGATCCAGTAACAGGGGTAAGCGCAGGAGCATCGCTACTTGGCGGCTACCTATCTTCTAGAGGTCAACAGCAAGCTGCGGCAACTGGCGCGGAAGCAGCTACAACGGCTGCTGGAATACAAAGTGATGCGGCTAGAGAAGCACTTAGGCTGCAAAGGCAACTTGCTGACGAGCAGGTACTGAGAAACGCGCCGACCGTACAAGCTGGTGATACTGCCAGAAACCGAATGTTGGATTTGATAGGCTTGAGTGGCAGGACGGGTGCTGCTGGCTATGGCTCGGCTAACCAGCCATTTAGCATGGCGGGGTTTGACCCTAACTCGCTGATGCGTAACTTTGGCGCGGCAGATTTCCAGACTGACCCTGGCTACAACTTTCGTCTAAGCGAAGGCTTAAAGGCTATTGATCGGCAAGCCGCTGCTAGAGGTGGGATGATGTCTGGTGCAGCCCTAAAAGCCGCAGGGCGCTATGGACAAGATGTAGCCTCGCAAGAGTACGGCAATGCTTTTAATCGTTTCCAAACCAACAGAGCCAGCCAAGCAGGACTTTTTGCAGATGCTTACAACCGCGACCGAACACGCCAAATGGACGAGTACGGACGTTTAAGTGACTTTACAAACAGGGGTTTAAACGCTGCCAATAACACAGGCGCAAACCAAGCTGCCTATGGAACAAACGCTGCTAACCTGATAAGCCAGGGCGCACAGGCAATGGGCCAAGGCGTCCTTGGCGCTGGGCAATCAACGGCTGCTGGGCAGTTAGGCGGCGGCAGGACGGCACAGTCTGCCATAGACGCTGCGCTTCAAGGATACCAAAACAACCAGATGATGAATTTGTTTAGACAATCATCGTATGCCCCACAACAAGCTGCATACGCTCCACAACAAAATGCGCCTTACGACCCATACAGCAGGTTTGGCTATGGAACAAATGCTTAGGAACTAATTATGGCAACGCTTAACGAAATGATAGCGCAAGGAGCGCAGTTCTATACCCCTGATCCAGCAGCGCAGTACAACAAGATGGCGCAGATGCAGAAGTATCAGCAAGAGAATGAACTTGCCAAAATGCAGATGGAAGAGTACGGACGGGCACGACAAGAGAGCAATGCCTTGCGCCAGTTCTTGCCGGGTCTTAACGAAAGCAACCGCAGTCAGTTGCTGGGCTATGGCGCAGCGGGACAGGGCGTTTACAAAGCGTTGGCTGAAGGGGGTAAAGAACAACGGTTATCGGAACAAGCAGTTTCGCAAACCGCGCTGCACAAATCTAACATTTTGAAAAATGCTGTTGAGCAAACCAGAAATGCAGTTGCGGGAATAGACCCAACTGACGTAGAAAGTTACGCAGCACTTCGTACAGGCGTTTTGACTCAGTATCCAGAACTTACACCGTATATGCCTGCCGCATGGGACGCAAACGTCAAGCAAAGACTGATTACTACCGCTGCTAGTGTGTTGGAAGGGCAAAAGCCTAGGCCACCTGTTATTTTAAGCCCTGGGCAAATGGCTATCCCAGGTAATGACCCGAGGTTAATGGGAACTGGTGTAACTGCGCCAGCGGCAGCACCTGTTGCAAAAGCAGAACCTACAACCAACGAAATAACAAACGCAAAAGCAATAGCGTTGGGAGTGGGCATAGAGGGTTCGCCTGAGTTTAATGAAAGATTTCAAACTGAACTTGCAAAATTAACAGATAAGAAAGTTCCCGTAGCCGCAGAACCCACTACACCAGAAATAAAAAATGCAATGGCATTAGCCTTGGGAGCAGGCCCGGTAGGCTCGTTTGCTTACAACGACAGATTACAAAAAGAACTTACAAGATTGACAACTAAAGCTGAACCTGTAACTGCTCCACAGGCACTTACAACCGAAGAAAGAAATGCACGGGCAATTGCATTAGGCGCAGGCCCAGAGGGTTCGGATGCGTTTAACGCTGCATTACGCACAGAAATTTCAAGGATGACCGCAAAACCTGCTGCTGCCGTAACAGCACCAGAACCCACAACCAATGAAATTAAAAACGCTAAAGCAATTGCATTAGGATCAGGCCCAGAGGGTTCTTTTGCATACAACGACAGAATGCAAAAAGAACTTGCAAGATTAACAGCTAAAACTGAACCTATAACCGCAGCGCCAGCACCTACTCCAGAAATGAAAAATGCAGATTCGTTTGCGCGGTTAAAAGGCGAACCGGGTACGCCTGCGTACAACAAAGAATATATTGCACGAATGGAGAAATTTACGGCTAAATCTAGCGGTGGTGGTGAGGGGGGTGGAACGGCAGTGCCTAAAGCGCCATCTGGTTATCGTTTTAATAAAGCTGGCGATTTGGAACCTATCCCTGGTGGCCCAGCGGCAGGTAAACCTCTGACAGATTTGCAAAAACAAGGACTTAAAAAAGACTTTGCCGCTGACACATCTAAAATTAAAGCAGCAGTAGACACAGCCGATGAAATGGAAAAGTTAACTGATGATTTAGTTGGCAATACAGATAAAAAAATAAAACCACATCCGGGTCTTAGCGGCATTACGGGATATCAAGGTTTGCTGGCATCTTTTCCAGAAAGCCCGGTTACATCTGGTAATGCAGCCAAAGCAGAACAAAAGTTGGAAACTTTTAAAGGAAAAATTAAAGCATTGGGTAGGTCAATTGCGTCTTTAGATGGAAAACTTGGCAATATGGCTGTTCAAGAATGGCAAATGGTTTCTGACTCTGTTCAAGCAATTAAACCAACTGCTGGGAATCTTGAGGAGCAAATGCGTGACGCCGTTCGGCAAGCCCGTTTACTTGCTAAAAATCTTCGAGATAAATTTGACCTTACTTACGAAGACACAACACCAGCAGCCGCACCCAGCAGACCAGCGGCTGCTGCACTTGCGCCAGCAGATAAGCAGGCGTTAGATTGGGCAAACGCTAACCCAAAAGATCCTCGCTCACTTCAAATCAAACAGCGTTTAGGACAATGACATGGCTGCATTTGACCCTGATGCTTACCTAGCGCAAAAAGCGTCTGCGCCTGTTGCTTTTGATCCAGATGCTTATCTAGCGTCAAAAGCCCCCGTTGACCGTAGCTTGGTTTCTCAAATACCAACTGAGCGCGGGGCTAATTTAACACCGACACCGCAAGAACCGGTATCGTTGATCGACAGGATTTACGGCGCAGCAGAGGTGTTGCCTGCAATGGCAGGGGGGATGGTTGGTGGTGTCGTTACGCCAATTGCTCAATTGGGCTATGAACTTTTTGGTGGTCAAGCGTTTACGCCACAAGGCAGAGCAGCAGCAGCAGAGTTTGGCAAAAAAGTACAAAGTCAGTTTTATCAACCCAGAACTGAAAAGGGGCAGGAATACACTGCCGCTATTGGAAATGCTTTAGCGCCCTTAGTTGGAGTGCCTATTCCAACACTAAATGCTTTTGGTCAATCTGTACCGGCTGCTGCCCGTGCTATTCGTGACGTTGGACGCAGTGAGGCCAATTTTATTGGTGGCGCTATTGCCGTGCCTCTTGAGGCCCGTGCAGCGCGTATTCAAGAAGGGCGTGTTGCTCAAAGCTACGCTAATGCGCCAATTATTGATGCAACAAAAGCGGCAGAGCGTCAAGGTTTGGCAATGGATCCAGCTGTTACCAACCCAACAATGAGAAACCGTTTTAAAGGAATGTTGGTTGGCAAAGCCTTTGATGAAGCTGCTCTCACGTACAACGCTGCTCAAACAACTAAAGTAGTTCGCCAAGATTTAGGTGTTGCCCCAACTGAAAAATTAAGTGTTGCTGCTATTGACCGCGCATTAGATGTTGCTGGAAAACCTTACGATGTAATTCGCAAAATGGGTGTTTTGCAAACTCCGCAAACATCTTTAAATGCGCTTGAATCTCTTAGAACCCCAGCTTTAATTGGTGGCGAACAATCAGCAGCAGCAGTGGGTTCTTTGATTAATGACGCAATAAACAAATTGCAACAAGGTCGTAGTGGGGCTTTGTTGTTAGACGACATTCGATCAAATCGTCGAAATGCAAACGCTGTTTACAAAGCTGAATCAGTTAATCCTGATCCATTGTTAAAAGCAAAAGCTGATGCTCAAATGTCAATTGCAAATATTTTGGAAGACATAGTTGACGCCAATGCGCCAAATTCCAAAGCATTGTCGGAAATGAAAACGGCACGAGTTCGCATGGCTCAAATTTTTGACCATGAACGAGCCATTAACTTTGCCAATGAAACTGTTGATCCTCAAGTTTACGCAAAATTGCTAGATGAGAAAAAAGGCGGTATGACCGGCGTTGGGGCTGACCTTGGAAAAGTTGCGGCTACTGTTCCAAATTTGATGAATACGCAAGCGCCTACGGCTCAAGTAATGCCAAAGGCTACACGATCTGGAGTATTGGGTGCAGCAGGCGCTTTGGCGGGTGGCATGGTGGCAGGTTATCCAGGCGCTATTGGCGGGGCTGCTCTTGGTGGCGCTACTGGAATTATTGGAAATAGATTAGTCGCCAAAGGAATGGTGACGCCGGAATATCAAGCGTCCCGCGCTATGCCTACAGATTACCGGCCTGCGCCAAATATGTTGCGTCCCGTAGAGCCAAGTTATTCACCAAATGCGTTGGTTCCGTATGACTACAGTCAATCAGTTTTGACGCCAGATCAAATTCCAAATTTTGTACTGCGTCCAAGTGGCCCCGGCCCACTTACTACCCCCGGTGTTGCGCCTGGGCCTGCCCAGATAGGAATGTCACAAGGCCCGGTTGGTGGACAAATGGGCGCTCTACGTATGGAAGATGTTCGCGCTCGGGATTTGTCTATGCGCCAAGGCGCTGCCGCTGAAGCACAACAAGCTGCTGCGGCTGCGGCAGCACGGCAACCCACAGGCATAGGCGCTGTGTTAGATTTTGACCCCATTACCGGCACGTACAAAGTCGGCGGGGCTGGTGTTAAAGGAGCAACACCAGAAATTTTTATGGAGAATTTAGGCAAGTCGTTAACAACCGCTACTGAAAAAGTTGCGGCTGGAAAATTGTTTGACCTTACAGCGGCTGAAAAAGTAGCGTTTGACAAAACCAAGGTAGACCTTGCTACCGCTGCGCCGGAATTCAAAGGCTTGACTGACAAAGCCCTTGCGTCAAAAATGATGGATCGTCAATGGGTTCAAGATGCGGTTACAAAAATTGAAGACAAAGCAAGAGCATTTCAAGATATTGCAGACCAAGCAAAAAATGCTCAAATGAAACGCGATGCCGTAATAAAAAGAGATCAAATGCTTGATCTTTTAACCGGGCTAGAAGAAACTTTGCGTCAGCCCAGACCAGTTTCGGGTACTGGGCAAGGCCCAAAAACTAGGGCGGCTAAGGCTAACCAGTTAAGCCCTAGAGAAGTCACCAACGCTATGGATATTTTAGGCGGTTCACAATGACACCAGAAGACCGCGCCCTACTTGTCAGTGAATTTTCTTCTGTCTTGCGTGAGCGCAGGGCAGAGAACATCCTCTCACCTGAAGAACTGGCGTGGGTAAAGAACGCCATCAAAGCGCAGAACGACATGGAAAAGCTGCGGAAGGCCATCATTGAGAAGACACTCGCCGGTCTGATCTGGGCGGCTATTCTTGGCGTGGCCTATCTGTTTGTAGACTTCCTCCGAAACCACGGGCTGAAGATATGAACTATTACCTCAATGCCTTCAATGAAATGTTGCGTAAGCGGCAGATGCAGAACCAGATGATGGGTGGTAGTGGCGGTGGGCAGATGCCGCAGATGATGATGGGTGGTAGTGGTAGTGATGAGGGTCGAAGTTCAAACCCTAGCTGGGATGCCTTGTCCAATGCTGAAAAAGCCGCCTACTATTCTGCCAATCCCACGATGGCAGCAATTACGCAAGGCTTGCAGAAAGGGTTTGGCATGACTAGCTACGGGATGCTGCAAAACGCCCTAGCGCCAAACTTTGTGCGGGAGCAACAAGCAATTGCTCAAGGCTTTCCAAACGTAGAAGCCTATTCTGGGTCAAGAAACTTTGGCAAAGAAAGCAGCCTGCCAGCCGAGGGTGTTGTTAGCCCAGGGATGCCACAGTCTAAAGGGTTTTTTGAGTCTTTGTTAAGCGGTATTCTTCCTAGTTCCAATGTGTCTTTGAATCCGGTGGAAGTTCAAGATCGGGCGCCATCACTTACGCCAGCAGGAATGGCAGCAGCAGCACCAGGGGTAGCAGAGGCAAACGCTGCTGGATACGATTCAGGCATGGGCAACTTTGGTGGCTCTGACACCTCCAACAGCTTTGGTGAAGGCCAATACAACCAAGGCGGCATGGTCAACGCCCAGCACCTAATGGGCCGCGCTCCTGCACCTGACGATGGCTACGGGGCGCTACAGGGCGGTGAGTACGTCATCACCAAGGCGGCGGTGGAGAAGTACGGCAAGCGCATGATGGACGCCATCAATAATGGCACTTTCCGCTAATTATGGAGTTTTTCGAGGCACTGGCAAAGGGTTGGCCCATGCTGCTGGCGTTGATAACGCTCATCATTGTGCTGGCAAAAATGGACATCAAAATCGCTGTGCTGGAAGAAAAAGTTAAGAGTTTGTTTGAGATTTTTAACCGCAAAGACAAATGAAAGCTAAACTCACCTTCTTCGTTACGCTCATGGTCAGCATGACACTTTGCATTGTTGTTTTTGGCATGGTTGCTGTGCTAATGATTGGTCTGTTTGACGAGAAAGTGGACAACAGCGAAATCTTTAAACTGATTAGCCCAGCTTTCCAGACGATTGTTGGCGGCTTTATCGGGCTGCTTGCTGGCGTCAAACTATCACATGATGATGAGGAAACAAAATGATTGGATTAGACGCAATTCTTGGTATTGGCGGCAAGCTGATTGACAAACTTATTCCTGACCCTGCTGCCCAAGATGCCGCACGGTTGGAGTTACTCAAGCTGCAACAGTCAGGTGAACTGGCGGCAATGACTGCCCAAACGGAAATCAACAAGGCAGAGGCCAGCAACCCGTCTGTGTTTGTGTCGGGCTGGCGTCCAGCGATTGGCTGGGTCTGCGCTTTGGCGATGGGGTATCAGTACCTTGCCCGACCGCTTTTGGTTGCCTTCATGCCTGCTTTGGCCTTCCCTGGCCTTGATGACAATCTTTGGCAGTTAATGATGGGTATGCTGGGCCTAGGCGGGTTGCGGACGTTTGAAAAGACCCAGGGCGTAGCATCAAAGTGACCCCGCATTTCACACTTGCCGAGTTGACGCACACCGACCACCGCAGCCTGGACAACACCCCAAACGCTGGCGAACTGGCAAACTTGCAGCGGCTGGCGCAGTTTCTGGAGTTGGTAAAAGCCAAGCTAGACAACAAACCAATTATGGTGAACTCGGCCTTTCGATCTAAGCAAGTCAATGACTCAGTGGGCAGTAAAGACACTTCTCAGCACCGGCTAGGCTGCGCTGCTGACATTCGTGTACCCGGCATGACCCCTGACCAAGTTGTACGTTCTATCATGAGCCACGGGCTGTATTTTGACCAGATCATTCGAGAGTTTGACGCCTGGACGCACATCAGTATCCCCAACACAGCAGCCCTGTTACCCCGGCGTCAAGCGCTAATCATTGATAAGCTAGGCACTAGACCCTTTGTTTAGTGCCCGGTACGCCTCAATCGCATCCCTGAGGTCGCCCCGCAACTGCTCAAGCTGGTCTTGCTGCTCCTGCAGCCGCAAGTAGGCGTCCATAGCAAACTGGTCGAGCGTGGCTCTGTCCCACGTTGCAAAGGTAGGTGTCATGGGTGTGGGCAATCGTCAGGGACAAAGGCTAGGCAATGCACCGCTGCGTGTTTGCTTTTGGACTTGACCCAGCGGTCGATATAGGTGTCAGGCATCAAAGTTAATGACCTGTTGATTGCTGATGGCTCTGCGCCCAACATAAGTGCCAGTTGCTTGGCAGTCAGACCATCAGGCGCTTGGGCCAAGGCATCACGGATTTGCTTAGATATCACCACGGCGCATCCTCATGGTTGGCAGGGTTAAACGGGATAGGCTTGTTTGGCTGCGGTTTGGGCAGTTTAGTGGGGAAGGGCCAGTTATCCATTAAAAGTTCATCCATGTTTTAGTTACAAAATCATATCGGCGGTTGCGGACGTAAGCCGCCATTTCTGCATCAGTCATTTGTGTGGTGACTGGCGCAACGTAGGTTTCAATCCGCTGGGGGAATGGTTCAGTTCTGGCGTTCCATTCCTCGGCAATCTTTTTGGCATCAAGTTCTGTTGTCACAACAGCACCAGGCTTCTCCAAAAAATTTAGGCAATTGATGCCATGCTTGTTCATTACGGCCCACCAGGTTGGCCCAATCTGTTCAGCGCGGTAGGGCTTTACGGCGAAATACTTTGCTGGAATTGCCGTTAAATTGTGCGTCATGTGCTGCGCTCCGTCAGACCCTGCCACAAGCGCTGTGCTGCGGGTGGGGTGTCAAACACAGGCAGGGTGCCGAACAACTTTGCCACCGGCTCCTGCGCTGGCTGTGCCAGTGCGGTAAAAAGATGCTCTCGCGCTTCTTGTGCAATTGTGTTGCCGAGACTGTTGCCATCTTGGTTGCCATTGCCGAGCTTGGATAGTTTGTCCAACGCCTCCAGCGCCTGCTGCGCGGATTGTCTCAGTGTGGTCATAGCATCCCCCACAAGAATCCTGCCAAGCCTGCAATGCCAACCAAAGCAAACAGCCCCAGGATACAGCTAGCAATTACAAACATAAAATTTGCCAACTCATAGTCTTCATCGTCGTTCATAGCGTTACCTTTCTAGTTTTAAAACCACGGTGCGTAAAGCATTGCACCGACCCATCCCCCAACAACTTCCAGCCTGCGTTCTCGCCGCACAGCTTTTGAATCTTTTCCTCGACCGTATCAACTCTTGCCTCATGCTCAGACGGGCCGTCCAACAAGTAGGCCGTGGACATGACTAGGGCGATCAACCCTGCTGCCAGCCAGTTCATGGTTTCTTCCCAAACTTCAGCACCTCCAGCCGTTCCCGGTTGGAGCGTAGGGTGCAGTAGCGTTGGTGGATGCGCTCTAGCATCTTTACCCGCTTATGCACCAACTTTTCTTCTTCCAACATAGCCAGCAGTTGTTCTTCGCTGTACTCGTTAGCTTCCAAGTGGAATTTTCTCCAAGTCTTCAATTTTTTTCTCCAGGTCTGTAATGCGTTGCACCACCTTGTTGTAAGCCCGACTTGCACTGTTATGCGTCCGGGTGCGGATAGAGAGTTCAGCTTGCGCTGCCCTCAGTCTTGCCTTCAGTTGTATGATTTTGTTCATGTTGTGCTAAAGTTTACCACAGTTTTATGATTGTCAATTACTTTTTCGCTTGCATCATTCCTGTTGCTGTGCCGGGGTCAATCACAATCCAGCCGTTCTCATGGGCTTCAATCAGTCCAGCGTCAATGAGCGGCTTAATAAAAGTGCCGTCTTCCCGCAGGATATTTCGCCATGTTTTGCTCTTGGTTCCAATGAGTCCATTCTTTTCGCCATGCTCAATCAATGCAGATTTGGTGAGGTAAGGCGCACCCCCACGGTCTTCTGCACCTGACTCCCACCATGCTTTTTCAAATGACTTGAACCCGCTTGCCTTCTGGGTTTCTGGTGGCGGCTCACCTTTGACAATCACCGCGCTAGTGACAGGTTCGCCATCCTCGTCTAGCCAGCCGGGTATCGCTATCGTTTCAAGTTCAACGTAGACTGACGCTGCCATCTCAGCATCCTTGCTCTTGCGCTGCACGATCTGCATGGCAACCCCTGGCTTGCCGGGTATGACGCTGATCTCAATGTCCAAGGCTCCACGCCATGCGCTTGAGCCACGGGCACGGTGCTGGGCTTCCTCTGACACGCCTGTGTGGTGAACAAGAATGACGGTGCAGCCAAACTCTTGCATAAGTGCAGCGCAGGCGTCCAGCATGGTCTTGGCGTCTTGGGCGCTGTTCTCGTCACCAGCCATGAATCGGTGCAGGGTATCCACCGTGATTACATCTGGCTTGATCTTGAGTGCGCGTATGGCCTCGACCACTTGCAAGTAACCGGCTGCGGTGTTGAGGTCTACGCCTGACTTGCTGACCCACATATTGAGGTTGCTGACACTGTTGTGGTGCTTCCAGGCTGCTATGCGGCTTCGCAGGCCGTGATGCCCTTCGCCAGCAAGATAGACCATGTTGCCGGGTTTGACTTTGTGTCCATGCCAGTTTGCCTTGCCACTGGCAATGTGCAGCATCCAATCCAAGGTCACAAAGGTTTTGCCGCCACCGCTGGGGCCATGCACCATTACAAGTGCCTTGTCCTGTATCCAGTGCTTTACAAGCCACGCAATGGGCGCAGGCTGCGCGGAAAAGCCATCGGCATGGATAAGGTAGTCGGTAGCCACCGGCTTCAACAGCAACGCCAAGTCATGCCCCGCTTGAACGTAATCGTTGGCGTCCCCTTGAGTCGGCGGCATGGTCATGCGTACCCCAAATTTTGCTGATGCTTGTTCTGCGTACCGCTGCCCAACGCCTGACGCATCGTTGTCTGCCACGATGCAAATGTCCAGTGTCGGGTGCGCTGTTTTTAAGATGCCTGCCACTGACACCAAGTTGCTGGCGCTGTAAGCCACGGCACAGGGTTTACCCGTAACCTCCGCTATGGTGGCTCCAGTAGCAAAGCCTTCAGCAAGGTACAGCGTATCGGCATCTTCCAAATGGCCCAGCATCCAAAACATGGAGCCTGTCTGACCACCAGGGTGATACTTCTTGTCGCCGTCACCGGCAATGTATTGGATGGATGACAGTTCGCCGCCTGCGTTATACAAAGGAACCATCAAGCGCCCGTCACCTGTCACCCTTGCGCCGTGAGGCTTGATGCCCTTGCGCTGTAAGTATGGATGCTCTGGATTTGCTGCGCTGCCCTCTACCCAGATAATCTCCACCGTGTTAGCGGCAACTTCACGGGTCTTTTTCTGCTCGGCGTCCCGCTTGGTCTTAGCCTCTGCCAAACGTCTGGACTGCGCCATTTCCTCGGCAACTGTCAGGCTGCGCCCAATCTCTGCCCTCCAAGTCAATTCAATGCCGGAGCGCCAACAGCCAAAGCGCCCTGCTGGTATGCCATCACTGAAGGCAATGTACCAACCGGGCTTGTCGTGCCCTGCCTCGCCCTTGGTTCCGCTGTTAAATCGGTGCAACTTGCCGTCAAGGTGAATGGCGTCAGGTGGCTTCAAGCCTGCGCCAAGCATGGCGTCCTTGAGTTGATCCTCTGGTGCGATAGGCGCTTGTTGCGCTGGCGGCGACCAGGGGCCACCGAGGATGCTTGCGAGGTCTGTCATTTATTTTTACCTTTCTGTGAAAAAGTTGTTGACACTGTAGCATGAACTTGTGTTAGACTGCAAGCACGTTCCGAACTGAGTCCAGACGGGAACGCAACCAGAAGGAGAGCCACATGGCTATATCGTTAAAACGTACCGGCGGCATCAGTGCCAACGGCGTGAAGCTGCTTGTCTACGGGCAGGCAGGGGCTGGCAAGACCAGCCTGATTAAGACTTTACCGCATCCCGTGGTGTTGTCTGCGGAGGGTGGGTTGTTGTCTATACAAGATGCTGACCTGCCGTATCTTGAAATCACCAGCATGGAAGACTTGCGCGAGGCTTACGCTTGGGTAGCGGATTCTGACCACAAGTCGGTGGCGCTGGATTCCATCTCGGAGATTGCTGAAGTCTGTTTAAACACCGAAAAGAAAAACAACAAAGACCCACGGGCGGCATATGGGGCCATGCAAGAGCAAATGGCAGACATTATTCGCGCCTTCCGCGACCTGCCAGGACGCCATGTCCTGATGACTGCAAAGTTAGAGAAGACGCAGGATGAAATGGGCCGTGTACTGTACAGCCCATCTATGCCGGGTAACAAGACAGGGCAGGCGCTGCCTTACTTCTTTGATGAGGTGCTGGCGTTGCGAGTGGAGAAAGACGCCGAGGGCAATACTCAACGCGCCTTGATGTGCGATAGCGATGGCATCTGGCTTGCGAAGGATAGGTCAGGCAAGCTGGGTGGCTGGGAAGCACCTGATTTGGGCGAAATTATTGCCAAGATTGGGGGTGTGGCATGAATATCAAAATCATGGCCCATGTGCATTATCAAAAATATGCGTGGCAAGAAAAAGGGGAATATCGACTTGCTTCTTTTAAGCTGGACGACAGCGCCGAACGCACTTATGTCGGTGAGCAAGAGATTGAGATTGACATCCCAGACAACTACGACCCGAGGGCGCAACAGATTGCTGCGCTTGAGGCGCTCAAGCAGAAGGTCATGGCTGACTACCACAAAAGCGTGATGGAAATCAATGAGCGAATTGGCAAACTCTTAGCGTTGGAGGCAGCATGAACGAAACTTTAGAGGGTATGACCTTGCGCGATTACTTTGCGGCGAAGGCGATGGCTGTTTATTTTCAAGACCCAAACATTGAGGACATAGTTGGTGATCTCGCTTCAGTTGCCAATTGGTGCTACGAAGTGGCAGACGAAATGCTGAAAGCGAGGGAGCAATCATGAGTCTCTACCAACGCTGGCTAGATGCCAAAAAACTTGAGGCTGCCGCAGTCAAAGACCGCCGGGAATTAGAAGACTCAATGGTCAAAGAGTTTGCCCTGCCCAAAGACTTGGAAGGAACGGTCAACCATGAGGTTGACGGCTACAAGATCAAGATGGAGGGCCGCATTAACAAGAAGGTTGACTCTGACAAGCTGCAAATGTTGGCTGCGGAAGCTGGCCTATCCGAACACTTGTCCAGCCTTTTTAGGTGGAAACCCGAGATCAACGTAAAGGCATGGGATGCGGCTGCTGACGCCGTTACCGGGCCTTTGCTTGGTGCAATTACGTCCACGCCTGGACGCCCTACTTTCACAATCACAAAGGATTAAATCATGGCTTTCCTCGACGAAGAATTTAGCATCGACTCCCTGCCGCAAGGCACTTCTAACTTTGAGCCACTGCCCGATGGCTGGTACAACGCTACCATCACCGGCGCTGAAGTCAAAGCAACCAAGGCAGGCGATGGCAAGTACATCGCTGTCAAGTACACCATTACCGGCCCGACCCATCAGGGCCGGGTAGTTTTTGGAAACTTGAACATCAAGAATCCTAGCACCAAGGCTGAGGAAATTGGACGCCAGCAGTTAGGTGAGATTATGCGAGCCATTGGCCTTGCCAAAGTGCAGGATACCGACCAATTGATTGGTGGCAACCTGGGCATCAAGCTGACGGTCAAGACCGGCGAATACGCAGGCAATGAGATTAGGGGCTACCGCGCACTTGGCGGTGCTGCTGCGGCTGCTGTAACGCCGTTTAAGCCTGCTGGTGCAGCGCCTGCAAAGTCTGCTACGCCACCTAAGTTTGGTGCGTCACCGTGGGCCAAGAAAACCCCCGCCTAAAAAAAAGACCCCGCTTTTAACGGCGGGGTCAATCACTACAGGAGAGAACAACGTGCAAATACCCGAGTCCGAGATTACCATAACTTCACTGATCGACCAAGCCCATGAGGAACGCCTTGAAAAGCCCAGACCGCATTTAGGGGCAAGCACCTTGGGCCACCACTGCGAACGCTGGCTTTGGCTAAGTTTTCGGTGGGCGGTGCAGGAGAAGTTTAAGGGACGGATTCTCCGTCTTTTTCGGCGAGGCTTTAATGAAGAAGCCACCATCATTAGCGACCTACGGGCGGCAGGCATCCATGTCTACGGCACTCAAACCAAGGTGGACTTTGGTAGCCATGTCTCTGGCAGTTTGGACGGGGTTGGCAAGGGCGTACCCGGTGCGCCGAAAACAGAACACGTGCTGGAATTCAAGACCCATAGTCTCAAGTCATTCAATGATTTGGAAAAGCATGGCGTGGGCAAGAGTAAGCCCCAGCATTTCGTTCAGTGTCAGGTGTATATGCACGGGACTGCACTGAAACGTGCGCTGTACGTTGCCGTTTGCAAGGACGATGACCGCATTTACACCGAGAGAATTGAGTACGACAAGGAAGTGGCAAACAAGGCCATTGAACGTGGGCAGCGGTTGACTTTGACTGACCGCCTGCCACCACCTATCAGCACTGACCCAACGTGGTTTGAGTGCAAGATATGCCCTGGTCATGACTTTTGCCACGGCAGCAAGACGACAAAGCACGTTAACTGCCGTACCTGCGCCCACATTACGCCACTGAGTGATTCGACTTGGCACTGCGCCAAGTGGGATGACATTGTGCCGCTTGAGTCTCAACGTACCGGCTGCGAGTCTCATGTCCTGCACCCTGACCTAGTGCCCTGGAAGCGGCTTGAGGGGCCAAGCGATTGGGTTGCAGTCTACGAGATCGACGGGCTGGGGATTGCCAATGGTGAGCCAGGGGAAGGGGTGTATGGGTCAAAGGAACTGCTGGCTAATGCTGCGGCTTGCGCGAGTGGTGATCCGCTGATTGCTGAGGTGCGGCAGAAGTGGGATGGGAGGGTAGTGGGGTGAATGAACAAGGAGAATTAAATGAGTTGGCTCTTTTCGCAGGCGCTGGTGGAGGAATACTTGGTGGACACCTCCTTGGATGGCGAACAGTCTGTGCAGTTGAGTGGGAGCCATACCCAGCAAGCGTATTGTGCGCCCGACAAAATGACGGTCTTCTCCCGCCTTTCCCGGTTTGGGATGACGTACAAACCTTTAGAGGAGAGCCGTGGCGAGGAATTGTTGACGTTGTATCGGGCGGGTTTCCCTGCCAAGACATTTCAGTTGCTGGGGGGGGGGGCTGGCATTGACGGAGAGCGCAGCGGGATGTGGCGAGAAATGGCACGCATCATTCACGAAGTACGACCACGATATGTTTTTGTGGAAAACTCACCAATGCTCACTTCTCGGGGACTTGGAACCGTTCTTGGAGACTTGGCCTCAATGGGGTTTGATGCGAAATGGGGAGTGCTGGGAGCAGCAGACATTGGCGCACCACACCAAAGGAACAGGATTTGGATTGTGGGCAACGCTAGCAGCATCAGACGGTCAGCGGGGCGGGACGATCACGGACAAGATGACGGGTCAAAGCCTGCCACAGATGGTCAACACGCCAGCCAAATGGCCTACGCCGCAAGCCTCAGACAACAGGCCCAGAGCGACATTTGCGAGTACTCAAAGAAGGATGGAAATGGGCAAGCAAATCAGTTTGGAAGCGAAGGTGAAATGGACAACACCGACAGCACATATGGCGAAAGAAACAAATGCGCCAAGCGAATATTTAAGAAATACGCCAACATTAACAGCGCAAGCTGGTGGGCAACTGAACCCAACGTGGGTAGAGTGGCTTATGGGGTGGCCGCTAGGGTGGACAGACTTAAAGCCATTGGAAACGGACAAGTCCCACTGTGTGCCGCAACAGCCTGGAGACTCTTAAATGCTCCGTGAATACCAACAACGCACCATCGACCAACTCTACGCATGGTTTGAAGCAGGCAACCAAGGCAACCCCTGCTTAGTCCTGCCCACCGGGTCAGGCAAGAGCCACATTGTTGCCGCATTGTGCAAGGATGCCCTGCAAAATTGGCCCGAAACCCGCATCTTGATGTTGACCCATGTGCGCGAACTCATTGAGCAGAACGCCCAGAAGATGCGCCAGCATTGGCCGAATGCGCCACTTGGCATCTACAGTGCCGGGTTGCGCCAGAAAGAACTGGGCGAACCTATCACCTTTGCAGGTATCCAATCGGTGCGAAACAAGGCCAAGGAAATAGGTCATGTTGATCTGGTCATCATTGACGAGTGCCATCTGGTAAGCCACAAGGACGAAGGGGGCTATCGGAGATTGCTATCGGACATTTATCAGACAAACCCGAATGTCAGGGTGATAGGTTTGACTGCCACACCGTATCGCCTGGGCCACGGCTACATCACTGACAAGCCTGCTATTTTTAGTGCCCTGATCGAACCCACCAGCATTGAGGAACTTATCCACAAGAAGTATTTGTCTACTTTACGTAGTAAATTGACCCGTACCAAGCTGGAGGTGGACGGGGTGCATAAGCGTGGGGGCGAGTACATTGAGGCCGAGTTACAGGCTGCGGTGGACACTAAGGACAAGAACGTCAAGGTAGTGCGCGAGATCATCAAGCTGGGGGCCGAGCGCCAATCCTGGCTGATTTTCTGCGCCGGGGTTGCCCATGCCCACCATGTAAAGGAAGCCTTGACAGAACAGGGCATTGTTGCCGAGTGCGTGACCGGCGAGACACCGAGCGCCGAGCGTGACAAGATGTTGAGCGACTTCAAGGCAGGGCGCATCCGAGCGTTAACTAATGCCAATGTACTGACAACGGGATTTGACGCGCCTGGGATTGATCTGATAGCTATGCTGCGCCCTACCATGAGTCCTGGCTTGTACGTCCAGATGGCTGGGCGCGGCTTACGCATTGCCGAGGGCAAGACTGATTGCTTAGTCTTGGACTTTGCCGGCGTAGTCGAACAGCATGGCCCCATCACTGCGGTTAACCCACCACCAAAGAAGGGCGACAAAGTAGGCGAAGCGCCCGTAAAGGTCTGCGATAACTGCCAAGAGATATGCGGCTTGAGCGCCCGAGTCTGTCCGGCCTGCGGGACACCGTTTCCCGAACCAGTGCGCCCGACTCTTAAATTGTCCAACTTGGACATTATGGGCAACGAGGGCATTGACCTTGAAGTGACAAGCTGGCATTGGCGTAAGCATATCAGCCGAGCAAGTGGGAAGGAAATGCTCTCCCTGACCTATTACGGGGGTCTGTCCGACCTGCCAGTGACCGAATATTTGGCAGTAACTCACGATGGCTATGCCGGGGAAAAGAGCCGTAGGCTGCTGGCTGATATATCGCATCAAGCCAGTGTTGACCTAGATTATGGGGCCACTGACTTGCACCAGATGGCCCAGCAACTCACCGAGGGACTGCCACCAGCGCGGATTGAATTTAAGCGTGAAGGCAAGTTTTTTTCAATTGTTAGGAGAATGTGGACATGACTACCCGTCACCCCGAACCCCAAATAGTTACCCTGTACCGCGCCACTCTCAAAGCCGAGCCACCGAGGGTCTGCCATACGTGTGACCATTACAACAAAGAGGGCTGGTGCGAAGAATTCCACGATTATCCACCAGTGGAGTTTGCATCCGAGCCTGGGGGCTGCGCCTTGTGGGAGTGGGAAATACCCTTTTAATGGAGTCCGAACATTTCCAGCAAGTGCGCCTAGTGTCTTGGTTTCGCAGGACTTACCCTGGCGTGAGAATCTTTGCCGTGCCCAACGGGGGCCATCGTGGGGCGTCACAAGGCGCTGCGCTGAAGGCAGAGGGTGTAACCCCTGGCGTACCTGATTTATTCGCCCCTGAGTGGCTGCTATGGGTTGAAATGAAACGCGAGGCCGGGGGCGTGGTGTCACCAGTACAAAAGGACTGGATTGCCTACCTGGAGAGTATTGGGCACAGGGTCATCATCGGGCGTGGTTTCGAGGATGCCAAGCGGCAGATTTTGGACGTAAAAAAGCCCGAGGGTTAGTCGGGCTTGGGGTGGTGGGTTGAAAGGGGTGGTTACAGGTTTAGCAACACTGCCACCAAGGTGGCAAGCAGGGCTGCGAGTAGGATCAATTTGACCACCAGTTAACAAGGGCAAGGGCAAGGCAGGTAGCAATGCAGAGGGCTAGCAGGTAGTCCCAGATGGTTTCGTTCATTCTCCCATCCCCTTGCATACTGGGCACGTAGTCCCATCAAATTCACCCTCACCACTGCCAGAGCAAGCAGGGCAAATGCCTGGATCGTACTCGCCTGGGCCATCGTCTGCCATGTAACTGGCTAGGTCATCGTCATAATCAATCATGCTGTTACCTCTCTATTTACAATTTTGGCAACAATGGTAGTGATGTTTTCCCTATCATGTGAAAGCATGTTTCCCATAATGTCTAAAATTACACTATCAAACTCATTTTGAACTTTTATTTGTTCATTTGTGCCATTATTCTGCGAGGCATACCAACATTTGGCATCTGCCTTAATAATCCTGTCTAAATCTTTTTTATTAAGTCTGCGAAGATAGGCTGACAAAATGCGAGCGTGTTCTGATATATTCATTCTCTATTCTCCAGTAGTTAATGGCCTGCACAATGCAAACCCCTAAACCCTGCACTGGCAGGGCTTAGAGGGTGCATTAGGCAAGCTTGATTCTAATAATCTTACCTATTTTCTTGCCGTGAGCGGGGTATGCGATAACTGGCACTGTTTTATCGTAGCAAGCCCTGCACCCGTTGCATTTACCCTCATGCTCATATGCGCGACAAAGGGTAACCATGTCAGGATTAACCCGAGAATCGGGAACAATCACTGAACCATGCAAACCAGATATAAATTCACCAACAATTGAATCACTGGACGGGCGCACCATTACATTGTCAAGCTGCGCCATGGCACGTAGTACAAGTGCAAATTTGGGAAACTTGTGCATCCTGGTTGGGAGCCAATGTTTAACCCAAGGTGTACGCTGCATTACCTCTAGCATTTTTTCTGCTAGGCCCAAAGAATACATATCGCCCGAATCAAACCACCGAAAATAACAATCCCGCTCCAATTCTGCAACCATGTCGTCGCACCATTCCATACGCTGCCAATCGATGCGATTGAATTCGCGTGGGGCTTTGACATTGGCAAAGACATAGTTACCCGTTGTGGCGTAACAGCCCTTGCAGGCATCCACCAAGACACCGGGTGATTCAATGCTACCTGGGCAAGTGTCTAGGGCTTGCAGTGACCAGCTGCGGATGCCATCTAGCTTGCTTGTGATGCTGATTTTAGGTTTCTGCTCCATTGTGATCCTTTGGTAAACGGGACAATTCCCGACACTGCGCCCGATATAGGCGCAGTAGCTGGTGCTGTCAACCGAGCAAATTTTGCAAGTGAGCAAGGTACATTCGTTTATAGTGAGACTCAGCCCACATTCCTGCCATCGTGCCAAATTTGCGAATGGTTGAAATTTCGGCTCTTTTATGAGCCATGAGTTTAAATTTGTGATGCGGGTTCATGGTAGTTTCCTTGGTTGGTTGATTAGTAAGTAAGGCACTGTTCGTACATATCTGCATAGCCACAGGTTTGCATGAAATGTTCTGCAAAGGTGAGGGCAGACAACAGGTCAGAAAAGCTTTTGATGTACTGACCCTGCTCGAAAAGCTTGTAACCATCTTTTGTCTCGCGCACGACAATGAAGCCGTCACCGTCTGCACAGTACTCAAAACGAGCAGACTTGCCCTTGTATGCAGTGTTGACCTTGTATGCAGTGTTGAATTTTTCCCAAGATAGGGCAATTGTTGGATGTGTAAAATTGTCGATTCTCATGATGCTTTCCTTGGTTGGTGAGACTAGAGTGTAACTGATTTTCTTACGTGCAACATCTTTTATCACACTATTTACTAAGTGTTTACCCTTGCTTTTTACCTTGCACTTTTTGCATATGCACTGCACGTGCATTTCGTGCAACTGCACTTTTTGCACTTTCATTGCACGTGCAAAAAGTGCAATTCATGACAAAAACAACATAAAATTGCACGGGATGCACACACTCCTTAAGGAGTGTGCAATCGTGCAAATGTTGTGCAGCGTGTGCATGGGGGTAAAATGGGGTTTAATGACTAGGTGGTTAGTAACTTTGGGGAAACCAGATGTTTGAAGTGAATGTCAGGGCTGAGCTTTCGCAGGCTGTAATCGATAGCATGGTTGAAGACGGGCTGAGTCTTCGCAAAGCATCAGCAAAGCACCAGACGACCGCTCAGACGGTTCTACGGGCGGTTGCGGATAGCCCTGCCTTGGCGGAGCATTACGACCGCGCGCGCGCAGCGGTTATTGAGAGACTGGCGGATGAAGTAATGGAACTTGCGGATGCACCAGTGGCTAAGCTAGACAATGGCGCAACTGATCCCGGACTGGTGAGGCAAAGGCAATTGCAAGTAGATACACGCAAGTGGTTTCTCAGCAAGCTAGCCCCAAAAGTCTATGGGGATCGCCTAGACGTTTCAGTGAGCGATAACCGTATCTCTATTAGCGGCGCTTTGCTAGCCGCGCAGTCCCGGCTTGCACTGATGCACGATGCATCGCACGTGCAGGATGTGCAGACCAAGTTCGACCAGGGGGAGGGGGGAGGGCCGAGCAATTAGGGCCACAGCTACGGAGGCTCCACGAACAATTTTTATTTTTTAATATATATTCTCGCAGTCGCCTCCATGCACTATCGTGCTTTATTTTTTAATAATATATATGCAAACAACAATCTACCAACCAGAAGACGAGCAGGAACTCATGGCAAGGCTATGGGTTCCATCGCTTAAAGATAACCCACTGGCGTTTGTTTTGTATTTGTTTCCCTGGGGTCAAAAGGGTACACCGCTGGAGCATTTCTCTGGCCCAAGAAAGTGGCAGCGGGATGTATTGAATGATATTGCTACGCATATTAAAAATAACAAAGGAGTAATAGACTTCGCCGTACTCCAAGAAGCAGTATCAAGCGGAAGGGGTATTGGTAAGTCGGCATTGGTGTCATGGCTGACGATATGGATGCTGTCTACCAGGATTGGCAGCACAACCATTATCTCGGCGAACAGTGAGAACCAGCTACGGTCAATTACTTGGGCTGAGATTACCAAATGGCTGGCGATGTCTATTAACAGTCACTGGTTTGAAGTCTCAGCCACTCGGGTGACGCCTGCGAAGTGGTTGACTGAGTTAGTCGAGCGGGATTTAAAGAAAGGTACAAGGTATTGGGGTGTGGAGGGTCGGCTGTGGTCAGCGGAGAACCCTGATGCTTATGCTGGTGTACACAATTTTGATGGTGTGCTGGTGATTTTTGATGAGGCAAGCGGCATCGACGACAGCATCTGGGCGGTGACGGGGGGATTCTTTACGGAGAACACGCCGAATCGCTTTTGGCTGGCGTTTTCCAACCCACGGCGCAACACGGGGTACTTTTATGAGACATTTCACTCAAAACGGGACTTTTGGGTGACTAAGGTGGTGGATGCTAGGACGGTGGAGGGGACGGACAAAGCGGTTTATGGTCGAATTATTGATGAGTACGGGCCGGACAGTGCCCAGGCGCACGTTGAGGTGTATGGTGAGTTTCCGAGTGCGGGGGATGACCAGTTTATCCCATCGAATACAGTCGATGAGGCGATGAAAAGGCCGAAGTACAAGGACAATTCAGCACCAATCATTATTGGTGTAGACCCAGCGCGGTTTGGGGCTGATGCTACGGTCATTGCGGTGCGGCAGGGGCGGGATATTGTGGCGATTAAGAAGTATCGGGGTGATGATACGATGACGGTGGTGGGGCATATCATTGAGGCGATGGAGGAGTACAAGCCTGCGATGGTGGTAATTGATGAGGGTGGGCTGGGGGCGGGGATTGTGGATAGGCTCAAGGAGCAGCGGTACAAGATAAAGGGTGTAAACTTTGGGAACAAGGCCAAAAACCCGATCATGTACGGTAATATGAGAGCGCAGATGTGGGGTGACATGAAGGACTGGCTCAAATCTGCTAGTATTCCGCAGGATAGGTTTCTCAAAACAGACCTGATTTCGCCCTTGATGAAGCCTGACTCACGGGGTACGATCTTCTTGGAGAGCAAGAAAGAGATGAAAGCACGGGGTTTAGCTAGTCCAGACGCTGCGGATGCGATATGCGTGACGTTTGCTTTTCCTGTGGCGCATCGGGAGTACCGTGAGGCAGCGCCGCGCAGGTACTCAGATCACTCGGCGGTGTCTACTGGATGGATGGGATCATGAAAAAAGGTGTATCTTTATCAGTTGGGCGTGGCGAGAAGTTGCCAACGTCCAAGGGCGCTGGTTTGACTGCCAAGGGCCGTGCTGTATACAATGCAGCCACTGGCTCTAACTTGAAGGCTCCTGCCCCAAACCCCAAGACCAAGACAGACCAGGGCCGCAAGGATTCATTTTGTGCAAGAATGGGCGCAGTAGCGGCCAACGCCAAAGATGGCGAACGTGCCAAAGCAGCCCTTAAACGATGGAAGTGCTAATCATGGCTACAAAGAAAATAAATCCGTTTGGCAAAGGAGAATCCAAAAAGATGGAGGCTGCTGAAAAGAAAATGGCCCCAAGCAAAAAAGCCTATGCCGCTATGGAAAAGAAGATGGAACCCAGCCTCCACAAACCTATGGCAAGAAAGAAATAATGGCTACCAAACCCGGCCTCTATGCCAACATCAACGCCAAGCAAGACCGCATCAAGGCTGGTTCTGGCGAAAAGATGAACAAAGTCGGCAGCAAGGCAGCGCCTAGCAAGCAAGATTTTATAAATTCGGCTAAGACGGCGAAGAAGAAGTAATGAAACACAAGTTTGCAAACAATGGGACGTTGCCTGCAAACTTGCGGTTAAATCAGCTTCGGTATGATGTCAAGAAAAAATATGGGCTAAGTCTTGAAGAAACCACGTATTTGCGGTCACAACAATGCGAAATTTGCGGCCAAAAAGCAAGCAAAATGTGCATTGACCATAAAATACCAAAAACTTATCGAGGCGTTTTGTGCCAGCAATGCAACACTCGGCTAGGATGGTTTGAGAAACACATTGATGTTATCCTTGATTACGTTGAACGAGGCCCACAAAATGCCACTTATCAAAAACTCAAGTAAAATTGCATTTAGTAAAAATGTTGCGGCGGAAGTAAAATTGGGAAAACCGATTAAACAAAGCGTAGCCATTGCTTATGCTGTTAAGCGTGAAGCTGAAAAGTCCACCCCTAAAGGTAAGAAGAAATAATGGCTGACTACACCGGCATTAACAAGGTTGGTCAAGTTGCCAATGTCGGCGGGGGTGGTGACGGCAGCACTAATGATGACCAGCACGATATGCTGGCAACCATGCGCTCACGCTTGACAATGGCGGTGGATGCCTACAGTGACTCGCGCAGCAACGAACTAGACGACTTGCGATTTATGGCGGGTAGTCCAGACAACCAGTGGCAGTGGCCTGCTGATGTACTGGCGACTCGCGGGGCCGTCCAGGGGCAGACCATCAACGCCCGTCCCTGCCTGACTATTAACAAGTTGCCGCAACACGTGCGCCAGGTCACAAACGACCAACGCCACAATAGGCCCAGCGGTAAAGTTATACCTGCGGATGACGTTGCTGACCCTGAGATGGCAGAGATATTCAACGGGATAGTGCGGCACATTGAGTATATCAGTGACGCTGACACGGCCTACGACACGGCTTGCGAAAACCAAGTCACCTATGGCGAAGGCTACATTCGCGTATTGACTGAGTACTGCGACGAAAATAGCTTTGACCAAGACCTTAAAATTGGGCGAATTCGCAACTCATTTTCGGTGTTTATGGATCCCGCCATTCAAGACCCATGCGGTGCGGATGCACGGTGGTGTTTTGTTACGGACGATTTGCCCAAAGACGAGTACTACCGACTGTATCCCAACGCTGCACCTATCAGTAGCTTGCAGTCCCTTGGGATTGGCGACCAAGATTTAACAAACTGGTTGCGGGATGACACGGTGCGGATTGCTGAGTACTTCTATGTGGAATACAAACCAGAAACACTCAACCTGTACCCCAACAACATTACGGCGTTTAACAACACGCCTGATGACAAGCAACTCAAGATGCTCTACGGCAAACCTCTTAAAAACCGGGTTGTGCAGCGAGAAAAAGTCTGCTGGGTCAAGACTAACGGTTACGAGGTGTTGGAGAAGCGCGATTGGGCGGGTAAGTACATCCCTATTGTGCGGGTGGTGGGCAATGAGTTTGAGGTTGACGGGCAAATTTATGTCTCCGGCCTAGTGCGAAACGCCAAGGATGCCCAGCGGATGTACAACTATTGGGTTAGCCAAGAAGCCGAGATGCTGGCCCTGGCGCCTAAAGCCCCGTTCATTGGCTACGGTGGACAGTTTGAAGGGTATGAAACTCAGTGGAAAACTGCCAACACCACCAACTGGCCCTACCTTGAGGTCAATCCAGACGTAACTGATGGTGCTGGCGGTAGTCTGCCACTGCCCCAACGTGCCCAGCCTCCGATGGCCTCTAGTGGCCTTTTGCAAGCCAAATCAGGGGCATCTGAGGACATTAAAGCCGCAACTGGGCAGTACAACGCTAGTCTGGGCATGGGCGGGAACGAGCGCAGCGGCAAGGCTATCCTAGCCCGTCAGCGTGAGGGTGACGTTGGAACTTACCACTATGTTGACAACCTGGCCCGTGCCATTCGTTACGTCACTCGGCAACTGGTGGACATGATTCCAAAAATCTACGATACCCAGCGTATTGCCCGAATCATTGGTGAAGATGGTGAGACTGACATGGCAAAGATTGACCCGTCCCAAGAGATGCCGGTCAAAAAAATCGTTGACCAGCAAGGCATTCAGATTGACAAAATTTACAACCCCAATGTCGGCAAGTACGATGTGGTGGTGACAACCGGCCCAAGT